CATATTTAACCTGCCAAGCTAAGTGTGTATGTAATGTTCAGTGTGTCGCCAGATACAACCGTCCGGTCGCCGGGTGATTGGAAATCAGCGGCAGAAAACAGTGTGCCTCCTGTGCCACCTTTTACGTCACTGCTAATTAAGAATGCCCCGCCCACAACAGCAGGTGCATTAATGTTAAACGTTGCCACAGAAGCCGCGTTTGTAGCCACAGAGGGGTTAGCTGTCGTTGCCGTAGCAAACGAGCATGTAGGACGAACACCGTTGCTGTATGGCGTGATTTCTGTCCAACCAATATGTGATAATGCTGTATCACTAGCCGCCGGTGTATTAGAAGCAGCCGCCCCGTACAAACCTAAGAACCAAGTTGTGATCTGTGTAACCGAAGTCAGGGCACTGCCCGCCATGTACTGAAGGCCCGTATTCACCACCAAGTTGTGTTCTGTTGCGGTCCACTTCACCTGCCCGTCAGCACCCACACACTCCATCGTAAAACGGCCCATAGCCAGAGCAGACTCGCCCGAACGTGTGCCACACACCAGCCCTGCGTCCACAACATCTTGACTTGTAACTTTTTCGTGTGACATAAAAACCTTTAAATAGAACTACGAATTAACGCCGTTGACACTGTGTTGGCGGGCATCGTAATAGTGAAATTGGTAGAAGTTTTGTCAGACCCAAAGTCCAACACGGCAATAGACTTATTGCCTTGGGTAAAGTTGTAGATCAAAGCACAACGAGCCGTCACCGCAGCGTTAAACACAACGTTCGCAAAGTTTACATAAGCGGTATAACCAGATGAGTTAATGGTCACGCCGGTCAAAGGAACGCCGCCCGGAGGATAACCACCACCACTTACTTCATTGGTTGCATCGTACACGGTCGTGGCTTCGTTTAAATTAGCGTTGGCCGTGTATAAAGCAATCTTTAATGTGTTGGTGGACAGATTGTGAACGCCCGTGTACAGCTCCGTTTTGAAGCTGGTGGTTTGGGTTTGTAGGATGTAACTCATGCAACAGACACCCTAACCTGACCATCACGATAAGCATCCATACGCTGCTTGCCGTCTGCCAAGTTTTTATACAAAGCAATAGCTTGGACGTAGCGATCCTGCGCCAACTTAACCATATCAGCCTCACCCTTCATGTAGGTGTAAGCTTCGCAAATGGTTCCGTACAAAAGCACAGAGTCAAAATTATCACCTAGCCATGTCGTAGTAGCCGTCACGATAGACTCGGGGTAGTAGTAGAAGTGCAACTCCACCACATAGTTGGAATCTGGCGTAGGGCCAAGAATAAACGACAACTCTGTGGAATCTAACGTAGACGGCCCAAATATGGCATAGTGTTTTGGAAGTCCAGTAGCAGAAGCGCTTGGATACGCCTCACGCACAAAGTTCACATCTTTGTTCAGTAAATACTTGTAGTCACCGGCTGCATCAACAACCGCCAACGAATATGTGGACAAGAAATCGCCGGGAGCTGATAAGTACTTATTGCCTGTAGACAATACGCCTGTCATGTTCTTTCGCAAATTGGAAGGCTGCGCAGTGTTATAAATGCGCTGCTCCGCCTGCTTAATGAAAATATTCATATCCACAGTTGGGAAAGAGTTTTCGCAGTAATCGTTTACCGCTGAGACAAGCTCGTTGTAGTTCATGCCATCGGGCCTCTTGCCATTACGCCTTTAGTTGCCGCGCCAGTACCACGCATTTTAATACCAGATGTTTTAGGCGCACCGCCAGAAGACTTGTTAACATTTCCAATAGTCCTTTCTACCCTTCATCGTGTGAGGGGGAGCGTAAACTTTGGCATCGCCAACTTCTTTGCCCATCATTTTTTTGCTATACATATTAGCCTCGCTTTTGATTGTTTGCGCGAGCCAGATTACGGCCTACTTTACGCATTTCCATACCAGTAACACCAGCAGACTTTTTGCCGCCAGTTTGAATTTTAACTTTTGGACCGCTGTCACCCAAATTTTTGCCTTCAGTCTTGCCTTTTTTTGCAATGCCGTCTGCTGATCGTGTATATGCCATTTTAAGCTCCTATGAAACTGTAACTGTACCAACAAATGTCGTTGCTACCAAGTAGTTTGGCGTTAAATACGCATCAAAACTACTTGATCCACCGACCGGACTCCAACCCCACTGAATGTCCCGAGAACCACCCGTGGAATTGTTATTTGCATTAACGCCTGCAGTTACGTACGTTGTGTCTTTACGTGGGTTGCGAAGCGCTTGCGGGTCATATACCGGATACATACCCAACTGTAATTGAGGCTGGTCAGGGTCCCAGCATTCATTGCACACCAGAAGTTGATACTTCTTAGTTTTAATGATTTCAGTGCGCAGGGTTTTCAGCTTAAATTGCTGACCGCAGCGATCACACATGGCAATCGCCCGTTTACCCGAAGCAAACTGATTAGACATTACGAGCCACCAATAAACATTCTGCGGGGTACGAACCTAATGGGAGCCTTCTCCCGGTCCTCACCAGCCGCTAAATCAAATTGTTCCATGTAAGCCGCTTTAAGCATGTCTACACGGTTTGCCATCTCAGGCACCTTCATGGCTATGTGATAGGCCAAACCCGCAGTCAGTGCGGGCAGGAAGCGGAAGTTCATGTCCGCCGTCTCAGGACCTGAGCCAGCGTCTTGCACTCGGCGCAAACGCCAATACACAAATTGATACGTTGTGGTGTTGTCAGGTGTTGGCCAGACAGTCACTGCAGGAAGCTGGGGAACAGATACTGCGGCACCTGTTGTATGAGCGGCGGCGGTAGTACCAGCCTGCCCACGAAACACATTACCCAAGGTTGTGCCGGACAGGTACCCGTAATAAATTATTTCACTGTCAAGCTTAATGAAGCCTGACCCAGCCAAGCCAGTCACTGAACTTAATGTGATGGTGGTGGCTGTCGATGTAATCGTCCCCGAGAGCGTAATGCTTGTAGGATTTGTCTCACCAGATAACCTTTGAACCCATACCTGAATCGGTCGCGCCTGTTGTAACTTGTTTGGGATGGTTGCATAAGTAGAAACACTAATACGGGTAATGGTTAAGTCAGCCTGCGTGGAGGCTGTGTTTTGACCAGTACGAATTACATGTTCAAGCAAATCAATGGTGTCAGTGGGCAGGGCGTAGGTGTTTAAACCAGCAGTCAGTGTGATTACACCCTGCTCCATCGTCCACATGTTGATACCACGGTTTTGCCACTCAATGGTCATCAGGTTCATTGACCGGCGTGCTGTACGCAAGTCATAACCTGAACGCAGTTCACGACCGGCACGCTCCCACGCTTCCTCGGCAATATCCGTGAAGTCAAGATTAAAGAGGGTGGTGCCGGTGGTGGTCATGTTTTAGCAGTCTTTGCAGATTGAACAAAAGCGTCAGCAGTAGGAGCGCCCTTCTGACCGGGCTTGCGCATCTTCTCTTTAGAGCCAGCGGCGATACGTTTTTTCTTGGCGTTAATGTTGGCATACAAGCCAACAGGACCTCCCTCAGCGTACTGCGTAAAGTCGGTATTATCACGGCGAGCTTTCTTTTTCCCGCCGGCCATTTTACTGGGCATTACGGCACCCATGCCACGACTGTTCATCATACAAATTTACCTCGCGTTTTACCTTGAGTGGCACAACCATCAGCACGTTTAGAGGCTGACGCAACTTTACCGCCACTAGCCATTTCACGGGGGGAAGGTGGCAGGCGCTTGCCTTTGGTAAAAATACCAGCGTCCTGCTTTTCTTCGTACCTCTGAAGTTCTTTGGCTGTGGGGCCACCTTGCTTGCCACGACCTGCGCCAGCTTTAGAGGCATTAGGGCCAACATAGCGATTTGCTCCGCTAACAGGTTTATCGGCTGAGAAAGACACCGTGCTGTCGGGGGCGTACTCATCAGATGCCATATCGGAGCCTTTTACCAAGTGCTCGTAGTTAGCTGGTTTGCTTTTTTTAGTAGCCATGATATTTCCTTAGCACTTACCGCCGCCCATCATTTTGACCATGGTGCCTTTGGTTTTGCCTTTGCTAGCAACGCCATCAGCCGCACGGGTGTAGCCGCCAGCAGACAATTTAGTCTTGGCTGCACCTTTGTGTAAACGGCCTTCGTGTTTGTTCACAGCCTTTTGCATCATGGATTTGTCCATTTTGACGTCTTGATGTTTCATGATTTACCCTTGTTAAAGTTTAGCCATTATTGGCTGTGTTACAGATACTTACCACGAGTTTTTCCGCGCTGGGCAATACCATCGCCACGGCGGGAAGCTTTGCTGGCTTTAACCTTGCCACCGCGTTTGTAGTCACCTTCATACTCCATGGCGTCTAGCTCTTGAAGCTTATTGCTACCAGATGTGAAGCTGCGGTCTTCTTCGGGGATAGCATCACGCCCCATAAAAGCATCCTTGGCGTAGTCTGTTGCTATACCCTTAGCGATATTTTTTGCAAAGCCGGTGGGGTTAGCAAGCAGGGCAATTGAATCTTTTGGCAGTCCCAAGGCATCCTCTGCTTTAGCTGAGGCATAGTCCTTAGCCTTACCAGTTAGGTAGGCTTTACCAAGTGTTGCTAGCAATGGTAGTGCCATGGTTACTTACCTTCCCGATTGAATAAGCTGGTCAATTTTTGCTTCCAGCTTGTTAAAACGTTGGTCAATGTGGTCAGTAATTCTTTGCACTTCTGCGTTAGTTGTGTAATCACGTGCGATCTCCTCTCGGGTGCGGTTTAGCAGAATGCCAAGGCGTTGGAGTTCATCAAACTTATCCTTGACAACATAGGTCAGCAGCCCCGTAAACAGGGTTAACGCTGCCGACCAAATGGTGTTGATGTCTAGCACTTCCATGCCCTCAAAGACTTGTTAATACGAGAGTCTGGGTCTTTTGCGGTCTTTGCGGACGTCAGCTTCGACTTCATGCCTTCCATCCTCGCACAGAAAGAGTCCTTGCGGGAGCCTCCTTCTGGCTGGGGCGGTTTCAAGTTCATCCCTTGCTTTTTGGCGGAGGCTCGACCCTTGGCGTTTAAACCGCCTTTGGGGTTCTTCCCTTCTTTCCTCTGCCATGCTGGACTCTTAGCCATAAAACACCGTGATTTTGGCAGTTGCAGGTAATGTCACATGGATATTGGTATTGAACAAAATACCTTCTCCGGGAATTGACATAGTGATTGGTTGTGTACCAGTACCAATGTTAAATTGCAAAAGAATGGTGCCGCCTGATCCGCCGTCACGAAAGATTACATCCCCAGCAGTACCGCCTGATATGCAGTGATACGCTTTCAAACGTGTTCGTTGAGACACTACCGTGCCTGTCGCCTCAGTGTGCGCCGCTTTTACGTCATATTGCATCATGATTTGATGCCCCTAATTAGGATGGTGTAACAGCGGTAGTGCCGTCAGCATTCACCCAAGTGCTAGTAGCAGTTGCGCCTGTAGCAATTTTCAATGTACCTAAAGTGGTGTTAAACACAATAGTACCTGCGGCTTTACCAACAGTGTTTACGGAGTCTGTTGCAGAAGCAATTTGTGTTGTAGTAGCAGTGCGAAGCTGGATGTAGCCTGCGGTTGAGTCTACATTACCTGTGATTGTACCGGTTACGTCGCCTGTTACGTTGCCAGTGATATTGCCGGTTACTGCGCCAATAAAGCCATTTGTGGACGTTACTGGGCCGGAGAAGGTGGTCGATGCCATGATTTTTCCTTACATACAAGTTAAGTGCATTAGTCTGTATGTCGTCAGCCGGGACTGTCTAATGCACCGGAAAGCCCGGATGTCTATTTATACCACTCCGTTTAAACCAATGCAACAAAAAAGGGAGCCGAAGCTCCCTTTTTCTTTACGTCGATTAGGACGAACCGGGTGAGCCGTAAATGCCCAGCGGGTCAGACACACCGAAGCTGTAACGCTCGCGGGCTTTGTAACGAACGTTACCTGTGTCAAAGTCGCCGTCCATGCTGTTAGACAGCGGTGTACGGACAAAGTGCTTCAAACCATTAGGCACATCAGTTGTCAAGAACCATGCGTTGGTATCTGTCAAGTAGTGGTTGACACAATAACCTTCGGGGATGGAACCATTGTTCTTCAATGCGTTAATGTCGTTGTCGGCTGTACCAACGCGCAATTCAGTTTCGAGCAAACGAGTTGCAACGAACATCAGTGCTGGTGGAACAATCAACTTCTTGGGCTTAGCGGCGATCAGCAAACCGCGCTCATCAGTCCAAGCTGCGATCTGAATAACAGCGTTTTCCAACGATGTTTCATTCAAGTCAGCGGCTGTGGAAGGACGGTTGCTGTTTGTACCACCGTTGACCAAGGGGTGTGCAGTTGAGAACAATGCTACGCCGTCGCCATAAGTGAAGGCGGAGCTAAAACCATTGTTCAAAGTTGCAGCAGCTTTCACCTGTTTGGTGTAAGCCATGGCGCGAGCCAAGCCCTTTGTGTAGCGTGAAGACAAGCTGTCATACAAGTTATCTTCCACGGCTTCTTCGGTGATGGAGAAACCCATCGCGATTGTTTCGTGGTTGTAACGTGCAGTCCATGCCTCTTGCGCGTTGTCATAAGCGATGGCTTGGCCTTCGTTTTTAACAGGAGCGGCTGAGAAGCCTGACAGTTTTGTTTCCTCTTCGAAGGAACGCTCGGAGGTTTCAGTGTCATAAATTTCTTTATGCTCTTCACCGTAGCGGGCGTACTCCAAGCCGAACAATGCGTTCAGGCCGGGGAGGAGTTCTTTAAGTAGTTGTGCGCGTGAAATAGCCATGATTTACTCCTTATGCCACACCGAGGCTGTTGTAATAGGCTTGTTGGCCCATGTTCAACTTCACGAGCACTTCGGGATACTGTGTAAACACAATAGTTGAAGCAGCCGGGATGTCGTTACCGGAACCTAAAACCAAACCTTGTTGGTTCAAAACAACGGTTGTGGTGTTTGTGACAGAAGCCACAAAAGAACCCAAACCGATGACTTGGCCGTTGCCGGCAATATAACCAACTTCTGAACCCACGATGACCGCGCCAGTGGAAGCCAATGGTGTTGTCAAAGTAATAGTGGTGCCTGAAGAGGAACCAGTATAAGACTGAGCAACAGCAGTGTCAGGCACTACGCCAACGATACGAACTGGGAAGGTAGATGTTGTTGCAGGGGTAGCAGTCACGCCAGCAACAGCGTTAGCTGAGTTGCCAGTGTTAATGTTACCAGTGTTGTTCAACATTTGCATGTTTTGACCAACCATCGCGGTAGCGGCGGAGCCAATTGTTGTACCACCTGAGCAGATAGCTGCTTGGAAAATGGTATCAGGGTCATCGCAAACGATGGCCACAGCGTCACCAGCTAAAGTGCTTGAAGGCCAAAATTGGCTAAAAGTCTTTTGCTTAGTTACAGGGTTGGTAAATGAACAACCTAGAAAAATGCCAACTGGAAAAATTGTGCTAGAACCAGCAGTCACTGACAGGCGGTTAATAAAACCACGATTAAGTTGCACGAAATCGCCATAGAAAATGTTGGTGCCGTACCCGTAAGGGATTGCAAGGCTACGGGTAGAACCCGCAAACACTTGACCACCAATCAAATTCACTGGCTTTAGGCCGTATGGGGCCGAGACAGTGGGATAAGCCATTTAAGACTCCTAAAAAAGTTAAATACCTTTACCGAAACTAACCCGGGTGCTTTTCTCTTGGAAGAGAGGCATCTTTGGATTATTTTCACGCATGTAAGTGTTGTCCACTGATTGCATTTGAGCATTAGCCTGATTTTGGTAATACTCGTCACGCTGCACAGTAAACTCCACAGGTGTTTTGCAAAGCATCAAACCGCCCACTTGAATGCTGTCTGGAAAGTTCCCTGCGGGCTGTCCAAACAAACGAATCTCAGGGTGGTCGGAAGCCTTAACAGGTTCCCAGCCCTCGCGAAGCTTGCCGGAAATGTTAGTGGGGTCATCTTTACCTTGTGTCGCAATTCGAATCCAACGGAATGCATAACCTTCCTCGGGAGTAGGGTCGGGCAACAATTGTGGAGGCATCCATTGTTTTGGGCGCTCTACAGCTTCGCGGGTCTCAAGGGCACGGCTAGGACGTGATGATTTTTCCATTTTCATTTCCTCATTTCTTCAGCCACCTTGCGGGCGTACAGTTCCAACGGAACTCCCAACCGCTTGGCGATATTCACTTGCGTTTCTGTCAGTACGATTTTTCTAGGTGCAGTACTTCTAGTTGCGGGTGAAACAACATTGGATTTGGTACGTTGAGGTTTTGCATCAACGGACTCCCGGGCTCCAACTTGGTCAGGGAATCTTTCGCGTATGTCAGCATCGATACGTTTGTAGTATTCGTTGCTGCCAACTCGTATACCGCTCTCTACAAGCTCCTCATGCAGCCCGAGGGCGTATGAGGTCATGCGCTTGTTGCTTCCAAACCACTGATTTTGGTCTTGCCATGCAAGCAGTTTTTCGTCAACAGGAGCAACTTGTTGAGGTTGCGGTGTGATTTGTACAGGAGTTTCTGGCTCTTGTAAAGGGGCTGGCTTAAAATTATTTACTTTATCGGCGCGGATTTTAGCGTTAGTGAGCGCTTCCTGCGCCTCCAACAACTTGTCCGAGTCGCCGGCTTCGTAAGCCTCTTTAAACATCGCTTTCGCATCTTTAAGCTCCTGCTCAACAGTGCGTTTAGCCTGCTCCAGCAAGGCATTCTGCCCTTGGCTGAGTGAGCCCTTTAAACGCTTGTTTTCGTCAGCAATTGCGTGTGCAATGCGTAAAGCTTCGTCCTTCTCACGCTCTGCAGACTCTTTTGCTCTGCGTTGGTCGTGAAAACCTTTGGTAAACAGCTTTATACGGTTGCGGGCGCTCTCGGTGTAGCTTTCCAGCTCCTCATCGGTGGGGTCTGCGGGGTCAAAACCAAGGGGTTCACGGTCCCTATCATCCTCCGGGACATCGCTAACCACCTCAATTTCAGGCTTTTCGACCTCAATTGCAGGCTCAGCATCAACCACTCTGCCGCCCTGTCGGGGGTTCTTTTCTTCCTTTTCATCAGGAAATTCAAACTCAACTTTTTCAAAATCAGCCATAGAACCTCCTTAGTTAGGGCGTTGGATACCGCGAGGGTCTTGCACAACAGCCTGCACGGAGTCATCGGCAATGAGTCTCCACTCAGTACCATGAATCTTCATGCGGGTTCCCGTGTTAGGACGTACTAACACAAAGTCTCCGACCTGACAGGCTGGGCCTGAAGGGAAGCGCTTTTCGTCTTTAAACGCATCGGAGCCTATTTTGGCCACGAATAGTACTGGGGAGAGTAACTCCTCATAATGCATAGCGGTAGCCGACTTCAAAATGCCGGTTTCGCTAAACTCTTCTTCCGCCTTTGGCAACATACACAACAAGTGGTACGTGGCCGGGTCTGGAAGTTGTTTGGCTTTCTCTTCAGCAGTGGTATTAAGCACACCGCTGAGATTAACCGCACTAACATCAAATTCAGTCATCGTCTGAGTCCTTAAGTTTACGCACGAGGTCTGCAATTTCTAACTGTGCGGTCTGTAGACCTCGGATATTTCCGCACAGCTCCTTATAGTGATCGAAGGATTTTGCACTTCCATCACCAACGGCTTGTTGCAACAGCTTGAGATGTTCTTCAAGCTTGTCGTTCAAAAGTTCAAGGACTTGATGTCTCATTAATCTTCCTTCTTAGGCTTTTGCTGCGATGCACTAAGCATCATTTGCAACATCTTTTGCTTGGCCAGCAGGTCTTGTGTTTGCTGGCTGTGTGTTAGGTTTTGAGCGTGCTGCTGGTCCTTGCGGGCAAGCTCTGACTGGTGGAGTTGCTCTGCCTGAGCAATCTCTTGCTGAATGCGCTGGGCCGCAAGCACTGGGTCTTCCCCTTGCTGACCTGCGGCCTGTTGCATTTTGAGCTGAAGCTCTGCCTGTTTGATAGCCAAGTCCCCTTGGACTTTCTGCGCTTTGGTTTGAGCTTCCTGCGCCTTGATTTGCAACTCTTGCTGTTGCATTTGAACCAGAGGGTCCTGCTGCGTTTGTTGCGCTTGCTGTTGGGCTGCCTGACCTTTGTTGATTTGCAACAACTGAGCCGCAGCCTGAGCCACAAGTTTGGACAACTGCACTTCGACTTGAGGGTCGAGCTGTGCGTTTGGCTGAGGCAACGTGGCACCCAACTGCTGTTCAATCTTAGAGCGGTACTGGAACGCGATGTGCTCGGCAACGTGAGCCATGATGGATGCCTGCATTTGCTGAGCCATGGGGTTTTGGCCCATTTGACCCATGACCATGGGGTCCTGCATCATGGATGTATGTACGGCAATGTGTGCGTCGTGGTCTTGGAAAATGAATGCCTTCGTGGGTTTTCCCGTAAGGAAGGCCATGTTTTCTGAGATTGGATCGCGTGGTGTTTGGTCGTCCTCTACCGGCACCAGCTTGTCGGCGTTCTTAATACCCAAGACCTCAATCATTTGACGGTGCAACTGTGGGAGGTCGTAGATTTGTGGGGCACCTTGGGCCAACTGAATGACAGCTTGATACTGCATGATGCGCTGGGCCATCGTTGCAGAGTTAGGGTCGCTCACTGGGATGACATCGACCATGTCGTAGTCAGCCTGCTTGGCTTGCGGCTGACCTGATGAGGGGTCATACTCATACTCACCGGGGGTGTAGTCCCTAATGATGTCTTTGAGCAGTTTAAACTCCTGTTTCATCGAGTAGTGGACACGGGCCTGCACCGCAGACATTGTCTTAAGCTGGCGCTCAAGCAACGCTAAGGTTGTGCCCACGGGGGCGTTAGCACTCATGTCGCTGATGTTCATGTCAGCAATAGAGCCTAGACGTCTACCCTCATCGGTAATCTTGTCGAGCAAGCCTGACAGAACCTGTGATGGCTCCTTGTACGGAAGCATCATGATGTTGCCGGTCAGTGTGCCCATTGGCACGTCAACGTCACGGAACTCACCGGGCTGGATAGGTGTATCGTCCCCTTTGATACGCATGCCACGGGCTTTCAAACCTCCGGGCAGATTACTTAAGGTACCTGCGTCAACCAGTTGCCTAATCAACGATGTACCTGCGCGGGCGTATCCACCAATCAGGTGAATGAGACCTAAGCCATAAGCTCCGAAGCCGGGGACGTAGGTGTACTGGACAAAGTGCTGGCGCTTTAAACGCTTGCTGTCGGCCTCATCCCAGTTACGGCGGATTGCCAAAATCTTACTTGTACCGCGCTCAATGGTGATGACGTAAGGCAGTGCGATGCCGTCCTCGTCCTCGTAACCGGGGAGGTCGTAGTCCACGTGGATTTCTAGGATTTGATAGCGACCGTCTTCACTGACGGTATAGCCTTGGTCTTCGGCTTTTTTCTTTTCTACGTCGGTATAAAAGGAGAGCGGCTCACCAAGTTCAACATCCAAATAGAATTCAGAAACCTGCAGCTTCCTGACATCGTTTTCAGTTTTACGCATGATGTGCGTAACACGCTCGGAGGTCATAGCGCTTGACGCCCCGTAAGGAATAATCACGTCCTCTGCGGGGATGAAAATGGCTGCTTGACGTCCCATGCCGGGGTCGTAATAAACCTTCTTAAATGCTGCGCCGGCCAGTCCCAAGGAGTACAACATACGCTCATGCTCAGGGCGGTACTCAGGCATACCTTCCGTGAGTTTGTAATTCATGTCCTCCCGGACGCGCTCTGCAGCTTCCTCTTTAAGTTTATCAATGGCACCAATGATTTGTGTTTTGACAGGGCCTTGAGCCGGGAAAGTCTCAATGATAGTTTCGCTTTGGAAACGTACTGCGGCTTCTGTGAGTACAGTTGAGAATACGCCACAAGCTCCGTCCCAAGGTTCCGTTCTCTCTTCATACTTCATCCCCAGTACTTCAAGACCTTTGACATACATTTCAGTCCAGTCCTTGCGGCTGTTGACGTCAGCGTCCACTAACTCAAGAAGCTCGCTGGCAATCTTTTGCAGCTCACCTTCCTCCATGTATTCGGCAAGGTTGTCGCCAAACTCATCCTCACTGGACTCCTCAATTTCAACCTCAATGCCTTCGCTGTCCAACGGCATGCCGGACTCACTGATAATCTCAATTTCTACAGAACCGTCCCCCTCCATTAGATCGTTTAAACCCATGGGTGCTTGATTAACTGCTTTGTCGATGCTCATAATGTTCCTTAGTAATACGGTACTTTTCTGCGATGGTAGAGAGGCTCATCGGGTTCATCGCTGTCGATGGTGATAAAGCCGCCTTGTCGAAACCGCATCAAAGCCTGACTGCTTGAGTCAACTAGGTCATCATGGTCGCCGTTAGGGAAGGAAGCTAATTCATCCATCACTTCTTCAGCCCAACGGGTTTCAGGACACCACACCATGCCAGAGGCAAACAGGTCTGAGATTGCGTTTACACGGCTGATCTTATCGTTTCCTTTGCCCGGCGTAAACTCTGACATCGGTATTCCCATTTTGCGCATCTCATAAATTAGTGGAGCGCCGGCTGCACGCTTCTCAACAATCAATGTGTCTGGCTCCCACTCCTTGTACATTTCCAAAGCCTTGCCTTTGAGTTCAGGGAACTCCATGCGCTCTTTAAACGCATCCAACAAAATAATGTTGGGTCTCAGGTTGCCGTGTTTATCGGGGTGGTCGAAGATGCCCCACGTTGTACAGGCCGAGTAGTCAGCGCGGTTGTTCTTTTCAAACGCAGTATCCCAAGATTGGATGATGTAGGAGCACGGCGGGGCGCGTTTCTCCTCCCAAATCATCCACTGGTCCCGCTTGATGATCGCACCCTCCTCGGAGGTGGGGTTTTGTTGGTACTGAGCCTCCCACTTTGAGACTGGGAGTTCGGATTTCAGGGCTTCAAGGGCCGGTAAAGACCAAAACCCGGGCCACAAGGGGGTGCCGGAGGGCAAAATTGCCGGGAAATCAATGGTTTCCCACTGATCTACACCGTCTTTAGCCGAATTTTTTATAATTTGACCGGTTAAATCCCGTTTTGACCACCGTGTCATCACAATAATGATGGCTCCGCCCGGCTGTAGACGCTGGCGGGGTCCGGAAGTGAACCACTCATACACATTATCAAACACGCCGGCGTTGCCTTGCTTGGCTTCCTGCTCAGAATGCGGGTCGTCGATGATTAAAAGGTCAGCACCTTTACCTGTAACAGCGCCGCCAACACCGATAGCAAAGTAGTCGCCACCCATGTGAGTGTTCCAGCGACCTGCGGCCTTTGAATCACTTGATAACTTTGTTTCAAAAACGTTTTGATAATTTTCTGAGGTGACAAGGTTCCTTACCTTCCGTCCAAAGCCCACAGCAAGCTCTGCGGTGTGGGCAGTTTGAATAATCTTCTTGTGCGGGAACCGTCCAAGAAACCAACTGGGCAATAAAAAAGAAGCAAACTCTGACTTAGTGTGCCTTGGCGGCATGTTGATGATCAGCCTCTTTAACTCACCCCGTGCTACAC